AGTTATCTAAATAAAAACTTACATAGTCTTTACATATTTCATTGTAAAAATTATTATTATTAACACTTAAAAAACTATTTGATAATAATTCTTCTTCACTTTTACTAAGGTCATAAAATTCTGAATAATATTGAGTTAAACAATCAATTTCTCTTTCTATATCAGCACTAATGAAAGAGTTATAAAAACCTTCAAAAGGTATTGTTGTTTCTAATTTATTCATTTTGTTATTCTCCTTTTTTAAATGGTATGTAGTCACTCCAATATTTATTTGTATAGTTACTCCATTTACTTATATTGTTTAACTTGAAAAAAAAGAAACAATAATGTTGTAATCTATTCCATAAACTTGTAGCTTTAATTGGCTTTGATATGTGATAACTTTCTTTAGCTATATTGTGTAAATTATTATAATTATCTGATATTCCTAAAAGTGTATTCTTATCTGTTTTTATTTCTTTTCTAATACTTTCTTCAAAAAATATCCACTCAATAGAACTTTTACATTCTTTATTAGCGTATTTTATAAACTTTTCAGCATCCTTTCTATGTAAGTGCCATAAACATAATATGTATTATTCATTTTGTTATCCTCTCAAATTCTTTTATTGCTTCATTCTTTTTTGTTATATGCCAACATCTTAAAACTGGTTGAGATATAGTTCCATTAACAACTAATAAAAGTTGATCGGTTATTGTCTGTAATAACAAAAGGTTATTTTTTGATTTTATAATCATTTTTTTAGCTCCATTAATTGAATAGCTTTATTTTCTATTGTCAGTGCTACAAATGGATTTAGTTTAATAAAATCACTGACTTGTTTAGCATTTAAAGTACTTTCATTCATATATTCTAGATATGCTTTATTCCAGTACTTTTGATTAGCTTTTAATGTCCAATTCATAATTAATACTCACTTTCTAAAATACGTCTTAAACCCGCTTCATCATTCAATAGGTATGCTCTGCGAATACTTTGCTTTTCATAGTATTCAGCAGGATCTATTAAATATTCACCTATGATTGATTGAAATATCATTTCATTCATAGGCTTTGTTTTTGAATTTTGACCAAAATACATTATAAATTCTTCTTTATCATCTAATAACATTAAAGCCGTTTTACTTGTTTTCTTTATTCCAGTTATAAATTGATTATCAAACATTTCATAACTAAAATAACGGCCTCTATCTAAATCTTTAAATTTACAATACATTTTATCCTCCTTTTAAACTGCTAACTAATAAATCCCTTTTATCTTTACTTAAATATTCATTATAAAATCTAGTAAATAAATTATAAGTATCATTATTATATAAAATCTGCTCACCAAGAATATAAGCTAACATATTAGCTACATTCTCAGAGCTAGAAAGATCAGTTGATACTTGACCAAAATTTGACTGTTCATATTCTTTTATTGTCTCAATAGCATTAAAAATACTATCTTTGTTTAGCCATTGCTCTGCTCGCCATGATCCAATAATAAAATAATCTTCATTAAGTAAATAATGGTGCAAATCTGAAATATGTTGGTCAAGACCGACATCATCATTAAGTTGTTGAATGATGTAATCTTTTACATCTTGTTTTAATTCGTACATCGTTTTAAGTAAGATTTTTAATAAATTAATCTAAATAAATTATTTAAATTAATTTTTACTTAGAAGTATTTTTTTTACTTCTAAATAAGAATTAATCAATTTAAAAAGTTAGATTCTCTAATTGTTCTATAGCTTTTTTAGATTCATACTTTTTTAAAATCTCTTTTTTAAAACTTATAAAAGTTTGTAAATGTTGCAAACTCTCAATATTTTCTAAGACTTCAGCAATTTCTGAATCTAATAAAAATAATTTTACTTCTATCATAATTTTAAATTTGATTAATTACATTTTGTACAGCTTGGTTCCTATTCTGCATTTGTTCCCTTACATTCTGCAATGGTCTATCGTTAAATAGACTTGATGCTAAAAAGCAAATAATGATGAATAAATAAAGTCTCATGATGTAAGATTTGAGATAATTTTCTTTTTTAAAGCTTTAGCTATCTGTAAATGAATAAACCTAGAAAAGTATTTTTGAGTCAGTGATGTAATAATGTGAGAGAATCAAAAACTTAGTTAGGTAATAAACAAAAATAAAGATAGCTATACTCAATTTTTATTATAGCGATAAATATAATCTTATACCGTTATTTGTTTACTAATAGTTGTATCAAATTTACTAGCTATCTAAATGATATTAGTTTATTATATTAATAGTTAAATCTTACAAATGAAAACTTCTATCAAAGTCACTACTGACGAAAAACTTCAAAAGTGGATTGAGTCAATGCCCGAATGTGGTTATGAATTGACAGGCTTCAAACATGGTGAGTACTACGGAGAATCTCAATTAAAATTATTCTTAACTAGAAAATAATCATGAACTACAATAAAGAGCTTATGCAGAATCCTAACAAGGCTTTCGAGATAGGGTTTAAGTTATCATCTGAACTCAAAAATAATGTTAGTTATTACATGTTTATGGGAGCTACAGACAAGGAGCTACAGTTCAAACATATAAACACTAGGCAATATCTTAAGATAGCCTACAGTTGATTCTAGGCTAGTCTGAGAGGAATTAAATTTGTAACTCTTCTCACCTATGGGTGGGGAGGTGTTGCAGATATAATTTTATTATTGTACATACACGGGGAACTTAAATATATTTCGTTTAATTTTTTGGTTCAACCTTAATTGAGAGTTCAGGAGCTTGAATGTTTACTGTTTCTACGGATTCACCTATAACTTTGCCTAAACTATCTAGAATTTGAGCTGCGGTTTGTAGCTGACCTTTTTTGACAGCTTTGTTAAAGAGGCGGATTCTCATTGCTTGGAGTCTGGGTAGGAGAGTTTCTCTATCTTTTTCCCAATCTTCCTTGTTCCATTGTTTAACTTTTTTCCAATCTTGCCAGGCTGTTACTTCTGAGATGCCTTCAATTTTGGAATGTTCTAGTACGAGGGCACGTGTTGTTTTACCTTCTAACTGGCGGGAATATAAGCGTTGGGATCGTAATTGTACATTTTGTGCGGAGGTGCGAGCACGGAAATGAATATTTCTTTTAGGTTTAGATTCTTCTAATGGTTGATCGGCAGGAAA